CGATAAAGAAATAGAACACGATTGTGCTAATCATGTATTACATGAAAAATATGGACATGGAATTTGTTTAGAAGGTCAACATACTTTATTAGAAGACGGAACAGTAACGCATTACGATGTATTCTTTAAAGAAGGAAGTAAAACAGTTAAAGATATTCCTATAACTGAATTACAAATAATTAATTCTTCACACCACGGTCATAAAAGAAGAAAAAATGAAGGAGAATATGCTGCTGATAAATATAATGTAAATGTTCATGGATACCAAACTAGATATTTTAAAATATGTCCTGGAGCTAAAGCCTTTTTTGAAAAAATACTAGCTGGTGAAATTGGAGAAGAGTATAATAAAGAAGAAGCTATTAGATTAGCTAAAATGCATGATTTACTATTTATGTATGAAATTAAAGCACTAAAAGACTCAGAATATGCTGCTGGAATATTAGAGAGTGCTGAATATTTAGTTAGCGTTATTAAAGATCAAGTTGATACTATGGGGCTTGATGTAGCAGATGTTGATTATTTAGATTCTCATATCGAAAAAATAAAAGACGCTGCTAAAGGAGTAGACGAAAAAAAAGGTAAAGATCATGACGGAGACGGAGATATAGATTCTGATGATTATATGGCTGCAAAAGACAAAGCTATTAAAAAAGCAATGGGTAAAGAAGATGAAAAAAATGAGCAGTTAAAAGAAGCTATCAAGACTATAATTAAAAAATCTTTAAACGAAGATACTTTAAATGAGGCTGCTACTCAAGAATTAGCTGCATTAGCTGATACTTATGGCGGTTATAAAGGTATGCAAGTTATATTAAACGATTTACAAAATATAGTTACTGATATAGAATCTTATCAAGCTAAGACTAAAGAAAAACTACAAAACGTATTTAATAAAGTAGGAGATGTAGAAAACGAAGATGGTCTTAAAGTAGGAGCATTCTTAGCACCTGCTATAGAATCAGCATTTAATAAAGATTCAAGAATGGTTGGAGGTAGTAGATTAATGAAAGGGGTAGAAATTCCTAAAGTTAAATTTATGCCTAAAGATATAGAGACTCCTCAAAATGAAGAATCTCCTAAACAAACTGTATTCGCACCAGTAAAAAGATATTTCTAATATGGCACAATTATTAGTAGACGTAACACCATTTAAACCTACCATTAGAGAAGCTAAAGGAAGACCTGGAGTATTCGAAGTAGAAGGTATAATGCAAAGAGCATTAGCTGAAAATCAAAATGGTAGAGTATATAAAAAAGACTTGTTAGCTAGAGAAGCTAAAAAATATGTAGAAGAATTTGTAAAGAAAGGTAATGCATTTGGAGAATTAGATCATCCTGAAACTCCTGTAGTATCTTTAAAGAATGCTTCTCATGTGGTAAAAGACTTATGGTGGGACGGAAATGACCTTATGGGTAGAGTCGAACTACTAAATACTCCTGCTGGTAATATAGTAAAAGAAATTATTAAAGCTGGTCATACTATCGGTATATCGTCTAGAGGTACTGGTTCAGTTTCTCAAACTAACGAAGGACATTTAGAAGTACAACCAGACTTTGAATTAGTATGCTGGGATTTTGTATCTAATCCTTCAACTCATGGTGCTTTCATGAACCCTGTAGCTTTAAATGAAGCTAAACAAAAAGCCTCTAAATATTCTAATTTAGACAATATCATAAACGATATTTTAAGAGCGTAACGGTTTCCAGAAAAAGTATATATTTATATAAAGAATATGCAATCATTATATTGCATCTAACACTTTTATAATTCTTATTACGATTCCTAATAATCGTAGAATCACAACAATTTTTTTAAAATGGCAAACAAAGATTTATTCAAGCAAGCTATTGCTGAAGCTAAGTCTGTAAGAGAAGCCGCTATTGCTAACGCTAAGGAAGCTTTAGAAGAGTCTTTAACTCCTCATCTAAAAGATATGTTAGCTGCTAAACTTCAAGAAATGGATGACTCCAAGAACGAAGAAGTAGAAAACGTAAATGAAGAAGAGGTAGAAGAAGGAATGCATGACAAAAAGAAAGATGAAGGAATGCATGACAAGAAAAAAGACGAAGCTAAGCATGATAAAAAAGACGAATCAATAGAAGAATCTGAAGAAGTATCTGAAGAGGAATCTATCGAGGAAGCTCCTAAGGAAAAAGAAATGGACGAAGATCTTGCAGAAGTAGAAGCAGATGTAGCTGAAGTTGAAGTAGACGAAGCTGAGGATGATTCAGAAAAATCTGAAGACGAAGCTGAAGACCATGACGCTCCTGAAGGTGATGAGGATGTAAGCAACTTAACTGTTGATCAGTTTAAGGATCTTATCAGAGACATCATAGCTCAAGAAGTTGGTGATGGAGCCGAAGGACCTGCAGACATGGATGCTGGAGATATCGAAGGTATGGGCGATGAGCCTGCTATAGATGCACCAGTTGATGCTGAGGTCGAAGACGAAGAAGAAATTGATTTAGATGAGTTACTTAAAGAACTAGAAGCTACTGCTGAAGTTAACGAAGCACCTAAAGATGACGAAAAATCAGAAGGTAAACATGACAAAGAAGTAGACGAGGTGAAAGAAGAAGCTAAAGAAGAAGTTGTTAACGAAGAAGTTGAAACAGAAGAAAATGATGAGTTATCTCAAGCATTAGAAACTATTGAAACTTTAAAGAAAGAATTGAACGAAGTAAATATACTAAATTCAAAACTTTTATATGTTAACAAGATCTTTAAATCTAATGACCTTTCAGAAAGTCAAAAAGTTAACATTATAGCTGCTTTTGATAAAGCAGAAACTGTTAAAGAGGTTAAATTAGTTTATGAAACTGTTTCTGATAGCGTAGTTAGTAAAAAAGAAACTAGCAATACTATCAAAGAATCAAAAACTAAACTAGGCATGGCTTCTAAAGCAACAGGAACTACAGCTTCTAAACCAGAAGTAATAAACGAAGTTTCTGATACTGTTAGAAGAATGCAGAAATTAGCCGGTATTATTAAATAATTTTATTAACGAAACTTTAATTTTTTAAAAATGGAAATTAACAACCTATTAGAGAGCTCGAACAACTACAAAAGTATGCTAGCTGACTCTCAAAAGTTAGCCAACAAATGGCAAGATTCAGGTTTGTTAGAAGGTATCGAAGATAACAGAGTCAAAAATAACATGGCAGTTATCTTGGAAAACCAAGCTAAACAAATCGTTGCTGAGGCTAACGTAACTGGAACTGGTGGTACTTTTACTGCTGGAGAAGGTGAGCAGTGGGCAGGTGTTGCTTTACCTTTAGTTAGAAAAGTGTTCGCTCAAATCGTAGCTCAAGATTTCGTTTCTGTACAACCAATGAATTTACCTTCAGGTCTAGTATTCTATTTAGATTTTAAATATGGATCTAACCTATCAGGTAGAACTGCTGGTACTAACATGTACGGTAATGTATCTTCAGCATCTAACAAAATGAGTGTTGATGAGGAAGTTTCTGGTGGTCTTTATGGCGCAGGTCAATTTGGATATTCAATGAAATCTGCTTCTGTCACTTTTCAAGATGACACAGGATCTGCTACTTCAGCATCTATCGCTTACAACGACGATCTAAACATTGATCACTTTATAACAGCTACTAAATCATTATCTGGTTTAAGTGCTGACTTAAAAGGTGTAAGAGCATTTAGATTCTTCTCTGGTTCAACTGACGTTACTTCACACCCTGAATTAACTACTGTATCTGGAAACAACGTAACATTTGTTATCACAGCATCAAATGTAACAGTTGAAAACGACGGTGGTATTACAGGATCAGTAATGTACTACAAGCAACCAGCTGACAACTCAAGAGGTGATTTTGAAGCAAGTTCTACTGCTGCAGTTGATACTTCAATCACAATCCCTAACGTTGACGTAAAACTAGCTAGTGAGGCTATCGTAGCTAAAACTAGAAAATTAAAAGCACAATGGACTCCTGAGTTCGCTCAAGATCTTAACGCATACCACAGCATTGACGCTGAGGCTGAGTTAACTTCTTTATTGAGTGAATATATCTCAATGGAGATTGATCTTGAGATCCTTGATATGCTTATTCAAGACGCAGTAACTACTGAGAGATGGTCTGTTAAATCAAACAGAGTATGGAATGGTACGGCTTGGGCTGACTTAAGTCCTATCTTCTATAATACTCAAGGAGAGTGGTTCCAAACTTTAGGAACTAAAATCCAAAAAGTATCTAACAAGATTCACCAAAAAACTCTTAGAGGTGGTGCGAACTTCATCGTTTGTTCTCCAAACGTTGCAACTATCTTAGAATCAATTCCAGGATATGCTGCTAATACTGATGGTGATCAAATGGACTTCAACTTTGGTGTACAAAGAGTTGGAAACCTTGCAAACAGATTCAGAGTATATAAGAATCCTTATATGACTGAAAACATCCTATTAATGGGATATAGAGGTTCACAATTCCTTGAAACTGGTGCGGTATATGCTCCATATGTACCATTGATGATGACTCCTCTAGTATATGACCCAGAAACCTTCACTCCAAGAAAAGGTTTAATGACTAGATATGCTAAGAAGATGATTAGACCAGAATTCTACGGAAAAGTATTTATCTCAGATCTTAACGATTTATAAGATATAACTTTTAGAATTCAGTGATAAAGAGAGGTCCTAACGGGCCTCTTTTTTTTTGCCTATTTATAATCATGGAATTCCTTTCTATTATAGAAGTCGGACAGTTATCTTTGTCTAACTAAAAACCAATTAAATATGGATTTTTTAAAGAAGATAGGCTCTTGGGCCAATCAATTAACTGAAATCGGTGTAAGTATAATTGCACTGGGAGTTGTATTAGAAGTACTCTTTAAGGGTGCAGTAATACCATTCTGGCCAAATGTATCTGTGGTAGACAATATCATGGGGATATTAGGCGGACTGAGCAATGAAGGCTTACTTGGATTAGTAGGTGCCTTCGTCTTATACCATATTCTGAAAAAGAAAGGTTAAGAATAACTAAAGAGAGGCTTTCGGGCCTCTTTTTTTTTAACTATTTATAATAAAAAATATAAGATGGCTAATTTAAATTACTTTATCCAAGAGAGAGTTAAGTTAAACGGAAAAGAAAGAGGTACTAGTTTTAATGTCTCTTTACCGTCTGCTAGCAACCATGATGAAAGAATATTTAATATAACATCAGGATCTTTTTCTGATGTGGTAGATTTTTCAAATAGTGTAGGAGCAGGACAATTCGTAAGTAGTAGTTTAATGTATTTTAGATTTACTAATCACTCTACGGGTTCAGTAATATTACAAGTATCTTCATCTACTGAAAACTTTAATATAGCAGTAGCTGGTTCCGGAAGTTTTATGATAAATACTACTTCCTTTACTGGTAGTTTTCAAAATGTAACTACGTTTGATAATATTACTAAAATTAAAGCTACTCCAGTTGATACTACATCAACAGTAGAGTACTTTTTAGTATCTAAATAATAAACTATGGCTAATATAGCAATATATGACGGGAATGCTACTTTTGTAGCAGGAGAATCTACTCCTTTTGGTTTCTACGACGATGATTTAGAGTTTCAAAAGGATGCACCTAAGGTAGCAGAGTTCTGTGCTAGGAAACTAGGATTTCCTATGATGGATGTAGAATTAAGCTCTGGTTCTTTCTTTGCTGCATTCGAAGAAGCAGTAACTTCTTACGGTAATGAAATATTTCAAGCAATAGCATCACAACAATTTACTAATTTACAAGGGCAATCAGGAGCAAATGCTATTAACCAATTATTAGTTAGACCTTCTTTAGAAAATACTATAAGAACCTCTCAACAATACGGTATGGAAGCTGGAGTTGGAGGATTTACTACAAAATATACAGGATCTATAGCAGTAAATAAGGATCAACAAAATTATGACCTTAATCAATGGGCTTTAGACCAAGGAATAAGCGGTGGAATAGAGATAAGAAAGGTATTTTATGAAGCTCCACCTGCGATACAAAGGTTTTTTGACCCATATGCAGGAACTGGTACAGGTATCCAATCATTAATGGATGCTTTTGACTTTGGATCGTTTAGTCCTGGTATAAATTTCATGTTAATGCCTATATCTTACGATTTAGCTAAGATACAAGCTATAGAATTGAATGATCAAGTAAGAAAATCAGCTTATTCCTTTGAAATAGTTAATAATCAATTGAAATTATTTCCTATACCTAAAGATACAGGTAGTTTATACTTTGAATATTTTAAAAGGCAAGATAAACGATTCGTAGACGACAGTTTAGATATAGCTGCTGAGGCAGATGCAAGTAGTAGAGTAGATGGAAGCGGTAACTGCTGTGGTAATGACGGATTAATTACTAATTTATCTAACGTTCCTACTGAAAATCCTGTTTATGCTGATATTAATTCTACTGGTAGGCAGTGGATCTTTAAATATGCTGCTACTATCTGTAAAGAAATGCTTGCTTATGTAAGAGGTAAGTATCAAACAGTACCAGTACCTGGTTCAGAAGCTACTTTAAACCAAGCTGACTTGTTAGCTGATGTAAGAAGTGAAAAAGAAGCATACATAGTTGAATTAAGAGAACTATTAAATACTGCTTCTTTAAATAACCAGTTAGAATTACAAGCTACTCAGACGCAATACATAGGAGATGCGTTGAAAGGTGTACCGATGGGTATATATATAGGATAATGAAGCTATTAGATATATTAAGAGAACAAATTGACTTTAGAACATACGAAGGTATGGTACAGGTTATTTACGATGGTAGTGAAAATACCAACAATTTAGCCGAATTATTAAGAGCATTACCAGGAGTTACTACAGTTACTACTGCTTCTGGGGATGGAGATAATAGAGAAACTTTAAAAGTAAAGTTAATATCTCAAAAAGAATCAGCTGAAGCATTTGAAGCTTTTAAAACTAATGCATTAAGTAAATATAATTTTATAAGTGCTATTGAAATAGCAGATAATACTATTGAAGAGAAGTAATGTTATTCGGAAGTAATAGAGATTTTGAATTATTGGTAAAAGTAAATAGAGAACTACTAAAAGATATAGTAGAACAAGAAATATTATACTATAAACTTAATTTAGAAGAAACTGATGCTAATATATACGGAGAAGCATTAACTAAAACGTATTTCGTACCAGCTAAACTTAATTGCTTAATAACAAGAGGTGATCAAGTAGTTAGTATAGATGATTTTACTTTACCTGACTTACAGAGAGAAGCATCTTTTGCTTTTTTACGCCCTGATTTAGCAGATATAAGCGTAGTACCTGAAGTAGGTGATATTATAAATTGGCAAGAAGATTATTACGTAGTAGATACGGTAAGAGAAAATCAATTAATGCTAGGAAGAGATAAAAGTTACAATTTAACTTCATATGGAAATAAATTTGGATCTTCTATATCGATTATCTGTGACTGTCACATGACAAAAAGAGAATCAACTGGTATTGATTTTGAAGGAACAGCTTATTTATAATTAATAAAGTAAAATATGCCGGATATTAATATAAACCCACCATCACAAGAAGAGTTATCTAAGAAAACTTTAAAACCTTATGGTGTAGAAAACTATAGTGGTTCAGTAGTTCCTACTAATAACTTGAAAAAGAGAGAACTTCAACGTTCAGTAAAGAATGATGACGTTAAAAAGTTTTCTGTAGGGTTAAGAGATATAGATGAAGCTATTTTTTACTATTTTAAAGAAGTAATTAAACCTTCTGTGATGCAAAATAGTAAGAAAAAAAATGTTCCTGTACTATATGGTTCGCCTGAAAGATGGTCTGCAGTACAAAAAAACGGTTTTATAAGAGATAGACACGGCAAAATACAACTACCTCTTATTATAGTTAAAAGAGATAGTATAGAAAAAAATAGAAACTTAGGAAATAAGATGGATGCTAACAATCCTAACAATTTCGGAGTTTTTGAAAAAAAATATTCAAGTAAAAACAGATATGATAGATTTTCTTTACTTAATAATAGAAATATAATTAAAGAATATCAAGCAGTAGTAGTACCAGATTATGTTAATTTAACTTACTCCTGTATTATTTTTACTGAATATATAGAACAGATGAATAAAATAGTAGAATCAATCAATTATGCTTCTGATTCTTATTGGGGTGACCCTAGTAAGTTCAAGTTTAGAGCAATGATAGATAATTATACTACGAATACTAATATAACTCAAGGTCAAGATAGAACAGTTAAGACTGATTTTCAAATAAACCTTTTAGGACATATAGTACCTGATAACTTTAATACTCTACCTCAAGGAGTTAGTAAGTATTTTAGTAAAGCATCAGTAAGTTTTGGAGTTGAAACAGTAAAAGATATAAATAATATATAATATGCCTAGATATTCCACAACAAGAGCAAGTTCTAGAGGCATTAGATTTTTTGATCTAGCTGTCGACGGAGGAAAATTTGTACAACAAACAATAGAAGAAGCAATGAATAGCGAACAAAAAGCTTATACAGTATTAAACAACGCAGTAACAAGCACAGTTAAAACAGTTAACGTTGTAACAGGCTCAGCTTCTGTTTCCGCTTCACTAACCTGGGTATCAACTTCTCTAGCTACTATTCCTGACGGATTTCCTACTCAAAGTAAGAATGATTTCACGATATTTATAAATGGAGTAGCTGTTGAAAACGACGCAGTACATAGTGTAACAGGGAGCGGAGTAAATGTAGTAGTTACTTTTAGTAGTAGTCTAAATTATAGTATAGATTCTACAGATGAATATATGTTAACTGGTAAAGTGAATGCATAATGGCGTTAATTAAATGGAAACAGCTTAGTAAGGACTTATCAACTCATGCGAATTTAACTGGTTCGTTAAAAGTTACTGGTTCTATTTTATTAAATGGCGCAGCTGTAAGTACTGCTCAAACAGCTACTGGTTCTTTAATCAGTACAGCTAGTGCTACTAATAATACTATAACCTTTACTAAAGGAGATAACTCTACTTTTAATGTTACAGTAGCAACAGGTTCAGGAGGCGGCGGCTCTAGCGATTTAGGACCTCTTAATTCTTTCTCAGCTTCGGTTAATACATTTACTGGTTCTATTGATGGAGAAGTAACTGCCTTAATGGCTGCTACTAGTTCTTATTTAACTAGTATTAACTCTTCATCTTTTGCTCTTCTTACCGGCAGCAATACTTTTTCAGGTAGTCAAATTATATCTGGTACTTTAGATTCTAACGCTAAAGGAAATAAAATAAGATTTCATTATGATAATTTAGCAGCATTACCTAATGCTACAGTTTATCATGGAATGTTTGCTCATGTACACTCTGAAGGAGCTGCTTATTATGCTCATGGAGGAGCTTGGGTAAAATTAGTAGACGATAATAAAACAGGTTCATTCTTAACAAATGCAGATACTAGTTCTTTTTTAACAGATGCTAGTACAGGTTCTTTTATTACCAATTCTGACACAGGGTCATTTATAACTAACTCACAGACTAGTTCAATGTCTGTAGCATCAGCATCATTTAATCCAGTAGCTTATTTATCTGCTAGTACTACTCATTCATTAGAACATATAGAAGTAGCTGATTTTGATAATGATGTAGCTGTATCGTTTTCAGGTAATAGATTAAAGTTTGTTTTTGGTACTCCTACAGCACCATCAAGTTTAAATTTAGCTAGATCAGGATTTGCTACAAATAGGTTTAATAAAGTAAGTGATGCCTATACTATTACAGCAACTTGGAATAATGGAGGTTATAATTTTGTAACAGCATCTATATTTACAGGTTCAGTACTATTAGCTGCTTCATCTGGTAGTGGTACATCTTTATCAACAAATTTAACTACAACCGGATCACATGCTTATTCAGTTCAATATACTGCTAGTTCTCCTTTAGACGGTAGTATATTTACAGATAGTGATACAGTATCAGCTAACTTATCTAAAACTAACCCAGGTAATCCTTCCATTTCAGATACTGCAACTATACAGTTAGGAGATAGTAGTAATCAATTAGAGCAAGGAGCAACTGGATCGATAGCATTTACAGCTTCTTATGGAAGTTCAAACGACTGGGAACAAGTTTCTTTAATAATGAGTGCAGCTGCTGCTCCTACTACTAATCCTGGTACATTGAATGTTACTGGATCATTAACAGGATCATCTAGCTTTACTTTATTTGCTTCTGCATCATATAGATCACCAGCAGGAGAAAATGATCCTCAATTATTTGTATCTAGGACTAATACTACTACGTTTACTAAGATAAGAAGTTTAAGACATGGAGCATCTGCAACAGCAGCATTTACTCAAGCACAGTACGAAGATTTAGGTAGTTGGGATACTACTTTAAATGGTGATATAGGTACTATTGTAAAAGGTGATACTAACCCAGTAGGTAATACTATATCTATTACTTGGTCAGGAGATAAGTATCATTATATAGTATATGATGGTTCAAGATCTGATTTGAGTGGAATAGCAACTAGTGGATTTGCAGTTTTAGGACAGTTTACTAAAACTACTGTAGGAGACTATAAGGTTTATAGAACAACTGCTTTGCAAGCAGGGGGCGGTGGAACAACAATTGAATATGTATTAAGTTAATAGATTATGGCAATAACTTTACCAGGAGGATTTAGTATAACAAATAACGAACCAGCAGATGCTAGGATTGCCGTAGCTACTAGTGCATCAAGGTTAACTTTATCTACAGCTAATGTATATGAAGGTTTATTGTCATTTGAACAAAGTACCGATCAATTATTTGTTTTAAAAGATGCAACAGCTCCTAGTTCAACAGGTTCATGGGAGGTAATAAACATATTTACTATTACCGGTTCTCAATACAATTCTCAATATAGTATAGGAATAACCGGTTCACTAAACGTATCTAACTCTTTAGTAGTTACAGGAGATGCAACAATTTCTGGAGATGCTACTATCTCAGGAGACTTAAAAGTAAGCGGAACATCTTCTGCAGTAAATACTACTAACTTAACCGTTACTGATAAATTTATATTAGTTAATTCAGGTTCAAATACAGCATCTGATAACTCAGGTTTAATATTTGGTGGATCTGAAGGAGCATTATATTCTGGATCTTCTTTATTCTGGAATGGATCATTTAATAGCAATGACGGTAGAGTTGCAGTTGCAAGCGGAGTAGCATCTACAGCTACTACAGCAACACCTGCTTATTACATGGCAGGAGTAATATCAGGTTCTGAAAATGAAGCTACAGGCTCACAAGTAGATCACTACGGAAATATAAGAATTGACGGCGGAGATATCTATATCTACGTATAAGCAGGCACACATTTTAAGTTTGAAAGAAGGCACAGAAGTGCCTTTTTTTTGGAATTTAGCATTATTTTTATTATATTATTAGTACTATTTATATTAGAAGCTTTATTGGCCCGAAAGGGAAGTGGGCTCTCAATAATGAGTAACCAACCGTAAAACTAAAAATTATGCCGAATTGGAAAAAACTGATTACTTCGGGATCACATGCATCCCTAAGTTCTGTTACCGGATCTGTTCTTCTTTCCGGTGATTTACAAGCAAATTCAAATAATATCTTAGGAGTAGCAAAAGTTGGAGCAGCCTCTAACGACGAATATTTAGACTTCGGAACTGATGCAATGATTAAAGTTGCAATAGATAATGTCGAAGACTTTAGATTTGTAGATGGAGGAACGTTTCATGCTAATGCTGATGTAGTTGCATTTTCTTCTACTGTAGCATCAGATGAAAAGTTGAAAACTAATATAGTTAGTAGTAAATATGGTTTAGATGATATATTGAAATTAGACGGAAAAGAGTTTGATTGGAAAAAACATTTAAATCAAAAGCATGATATAGGATTCATTGCACAAGACGTTCAAAAAGTAATACCAGAATTAGTAAAAGAGGTAGACGGATTGAATGGAGATGAATCTCATCTTGCTGTAGACTATGCTAAACTAGTTCCTGTTTTAGTAAATGCTATCAAGGAATTAAAGAATGAAATAGAGGAAATAAAAAATAAATAAGTTATATTATGGGTTTTATAATAAATGCAGATCTTGAGACAAGTCAAGGACCTACTCAAGAGTTATACATCAGAGTTGAAGGATTTTCTTTCAACAAGGTTACAGCGGAATTAGGTTTCCAAATAACCTATTGGATAGATAGAGAACATGCTATTAAGCATAATAGAGTTTATCTTGAACAAGAGGTTAAACCAATGGTGGGATTAGTACAAAATAAAATGATGTACTATGAACAGCCAGAATATGATGGAGAAGAAATAGAATTTAAACATTACCTTAAAGTAAATGTTGCTGAAGAAAGAGAAGTTGAAATACCAATTTTTGAAATGAAAGAAGTAACTGAAGAAGTTCCTTATGTTAGTTTCGATGAAAATGGAGATGAAGTAATAAAACATAGAAAGGTAATAAAAGAAAAGAAAGTAGAAACTGGTACTTATAAAGAAGTAAAAAGTGTAATAGATTTGAAAGCATTCGATAACATATACGGATACTGTTATAAAAGATTATACGAACATTTAACTGATATAGTACCTAAAGATAAAATTGAAACAGTAAAGTAAACAATGGCTAGATTTACCTACGGTACAGGAGATATAAGTTATAGTACGTTTCCGTCTTGGTCAAATGCAATAGCATCTAACCCGGCAGCTACTAATATATCTGCTTCTACAGCATTTAGCGATTATCATCCTTCCCAAAGCTTTTCAGGATCAAATATACAAGTTACTAGCTTAACTGGTAGTAGTGTATTTTATGGTTCGATAGTTGCAGGTCCTGGTGGTAATGTAGAAGTAACTGCTCCGTATACTGCAGGTTCATCTAATAATATTACAGTTAAAAATTTAAATATTACAGCTACATCAATAACATGTGTTGCAACTCCTTCTTATCCTGCTACATTTGATTCATGGAGAACAGGAGCTAGTGGTAGTGGTGCTTCTATTAGTACTAATGCTACTTTAACTATTACAGATGGAGCAGTAGCAGATCATGAAACTTATTTTGCTTACTTTACTTAATAAGTAGTTTTAAATTGTTATGAAAATAATTTGGGTTTTAGAAAATATAAGGAAACGAAAAGATTTCTATAGTAGACTTCATACTTTACTCTTACTTTGCTCGGTTAAACTTTGGAAGAAGTTTTATCCTAATGATAATTGTGTATTATACTGTGATAAAATTACGAAAGAATTTTTAATAGATTTAAAAGTAGAATGCTTTTGGAATGAAATTATTTTATTAGAAGATAAAAAATCTATAGATAAAAAAACGTTTTGGGCAGCTTCCAAATTAGAAGTCTTATCTTTACAAAAAGAACCGGTAATAATTTTAGATAATGACTTATTAGTATATTTTCCTATTAAACAGTTTTTCGATAATAAATCAGTTTATTTTCATCACTATGAAAACGGTAAAGGATACTATCCTGGTACATTAGATAAGTACGTAAAACAGTTAAGCTATAAAGCTAGATGGCAAACCGAATCAGTTAACGTTAGTATTTTAAATTTACCTGATTATAAGTTTACTAATGAATATGCTAATCTCAGCCTAAAAATTATGGAAGAATTTACTGCAATGAGAGTTCCTCACTCTCAATATTTAATATTTGCTGAGCAATTACTATTAAAACATTTGTTAGATAAAAATAATATTAAACATAAAAGTATAATTTCTACATATTGGAACTGTAAAGACTGGGAATGGGGTGAGGATAACGATAAAGGAATATGGAATATAAATGAATCAGGAAGATACCTTAAACATTACGGTCCTGAAAAAGGTTGGTTAGTAGATAACAAATCAGGATACGACTATAAAAATGAAATAAAACACTTGGAAAATTGCTTAAATTTTCCTATATTAGATTTATCTAAGATAAAAAGATTATAATGAGTATTTTAGACAAAGAGTATATCAGACAGTTTATAACTAATGACGTAAAATTAGAGAAAGACTTAAATGATAAGGAAATAAAAAAATTTGAACCAGTAAAGTATAGATGGACTCATGGAGCTTCTGATTACGATTTAGGAGATGGATTACTCCTTTACAGTATAATTCAATTAATGAGATATAAAACCTGTGTTTGTTTAGGATCAGGTGGAGGATTTATTCCACGTATAATGACACAAGCAAGATTAGATTTACATGGTCAAGGAATTTATCAAGGAAGTGATGATTATAATCACGGAGATATTGGAGTTACGTTTTTAGTAGATGCAGCTAATGGAGTAGGAGGAGAAATAAATTATAAAGAAAAAGATAATTTTTTTAGATATCAATTTGTACCTAGATTTATTAACGATACTACAGAAAATGCTTATTACAACTTTTTTGTAAAACAAGATATAAAAATAGACCTACTTCATATAGACGCAGGCCATTCATATGAAGACGTAAAAAAAGATTTTGAATTATATTCTAATATTATCAGCGATAACGGAATCATATCAATACATGATACTGATGAAAACTTTCAAAAAGAATTAATAATTACTGAAGATGAAAAAGAATATTATGAATTTTTTGATGGTCCTCCTAAATTTATTAAAGAAATAGGTCCTGAATGGAAACAGTTTAATTTTTTTAATAACGGTAATTATCCTTCTAAACCAAGTTCAACCGGTATAACTTTATTACAACGTGCTTAATTTAATAACTGTCGTAGGAAGAAATACTCATATACTACCTCATATGTTGAAACATTATGAGAACATGGTAGATAAAATATACGTAGTCGTATATAGACAAGATACCAATGATGGTATATTAGAAGAAATAGAAGAATTAGGTATAGAACCTTTCTGGGTTACCACAGATAAAAAATACCATTGGGAAAGAGTAACCGATTTATACAATACAGTAAGAGCTCAGAAAC